CGCAACCGAAGCGGTGGCAGTTCCCCACGTTTCCGTGAAGCCGCCCTGACCGTCAGGCGTAGCGGATAGACTCAGGATATTGCAGGTGTCCGGTAAGGTCTTTTCAACCTCATCCCGCATCCATGCTAGCTGATCGGCTGGAAAGAAGCTCATAATCTATCGCTCCTGACAACCTCAATGGTCTGTAAGCCATAATCGCCGCCGCCCGACTCGTAAAGTTGCGCCATGCTGATGCAGTGTTTGGCATATTGACTGGCTTTAATTGAGTGGTTATCTGTGGAAAAGTCCACCCGCTTGGCATAGTGTGAGGCTTGCAGCCGCCAGATTTTAGCCGTTGTCAGGCCAAGATTGTGGGCGTAGGTAGTGACGAAATACGAACTGCCAGCCGTATCATTAGTGAAGGTGACGATGCCCTTCTGATAGTCCACAGAATAAAGCGCCGTCCCTACCGTGTTTCCAGCCTGGTCTTCTAACTCCCATACATCACCTGATTCTAGGTATTGATAGGGCGAGTAGTATTTTTTATATACCACCGTGCCGCCCTCATACTGTGACACAGGATTGATCTCGACGCGGTACAAGTCTTCACGGAAACGGTCAAGATAGTTCTGTACCTGATCGTCCGACCAATAAGAAACTGTCCCAAGTGTATAATCCGCCGTGCCAATTTCGGCTGACTGTCTGACCTCGCTGATATAATCTGCAATTCCGGTTCTCGCTGTCATTAGCCCGTCCTATATACTCCGTTCCCTTTTTGCGTGTACGGCCCCTCGTGAGTTGCCGTAGAATAGGGATTAAATACAATCTCAAAGCCTTTTGATCTTAGTGCGTCGCTAAACGCAACGTCTTCATACTCGTAAAATCCCAAAGACGGGTCCCAACACACCTGGTCAAATACATGGGATTTCGCAATGACCAAGCCGCCCGTTAGGGATATGTGCTTACTCGTTTGGTCATAGGGTAGCAGCCAATTCATGCCGTTTCGATGTATTTTCCAGTCCCAGAAACGCGTCCCGTCCGGGTTCAGAATTTTACACGAGGCCACATCCCAATTATACCCCAATTTGTCGAACCCTTGTATAAAGCCTTCCTGTAAGATAATGTCATCATCCATAATCACGACAATATCCGCATCACCACGCTGGTCTACTAGCAGGTTTCGCATTGCGCCCAGCCGTCCCATGCGGGCGTAGTCTGGGGCGTGTATTCTCAAGGCGTTATCAAGTGGTGCATTTGTGGCGTTTCCACAAATAACAGCGGACACACCCGCAACGTCTTCAATACGACTAACAACCCTCTCTAAAAGGTCTAGGTCTTTACCATCCGTGATAATGCCAAAATACCATTTCATAGCCAACGCCTCCATTGGTCATCAAATAATTCCTCAGTTCCGTAGGGGTTATCGCTTGCCGGATAGCCATGCCGGGCGTTATAAATTTCAAGCGCGTCCGATAACTCCTCACGAGTAAGGGGTAGATAGGTCTCCCCGTTCCAGCCTTCCGTCTTACCAGCCTTGCACCGCTTTAAGTGAATGCCCGCCCAGCCCACACAAACGCCATGAGTAGCGGGTATGGATTCCCATTTGCTAATCCGTTGGAATTTATACCAGTCGGGGTTATTCGGGAACACCGCCTCGTCCCAGCCGCCGTTGCGCGGATTCTCTTTGCTGAACATATCCATATTCTCGCCAGCAAGGTTCAGAACAATCATGCCGTAATAGCGATGGGCGTCAGGATTGGCTTTTACGGTGTCTACAAGCCTCTCTAACGAATTTAGGGCTATTACATCACCCTCTATCTTGCATATCCAGGAGTATGAGCATTTGCTCAATGCGTAGTTGCTCATGTGTACCAGGTGGCCGGGACTGTCAGGGTCTTTGCTGTAAAAGCCGGGCGTGTCAATCCAGTCTACCTCATGCGGATAATGATAGACCTTTATTTTGTCGGGGCGTTCCTTTGCCATTTCAAGAGCAAGTTCTACGGTGTTATCTTTTGACGGCTGCACACATAGTACCGCTTCGTCAAGATAGGGAAGGAATGAACGCACGGCCGCTTTCATAAACTGCGATTCGTTACGCAAGCGGAAACAGCCGCTTATCCCAAACGGCTTAGGCTCTCGCCATGCTGCGTAGTCAATCATGCTATCCAAACAGCCCGCCCTCATCTTTCAGCTTACCCAACAAGCCCTTGCCAATCCACCGCCATACGTTATCGGTCTTATCGAATATCATGCTAACCCGATTCATGCCGATGGTATATTTGCCGATTAGATTATCAAGTCGCTCTGGCGTAGTACTTGGACCGTTACCGACTATAAACGCCGCTCTAGCCATACTTTGCATCCAGATAATACTTGGCGGCCCACGAAACAGGCCAGTTATCGTCTTTGGTCTGAGGGACACCGCCCTCAGACCTGATAAGCCTTTCAACGGCTGCTATCATCGGCTTACTGTCTAGCCCATACTTGTTATACAAAACTGACATTTGACAGGTTGCGCTTATATCTGTCCCTTGCGGCTCTTTCCAGTCCTCTCTTACCCAATAGGGCATTAGCCCATTCCGTATGACCGCTTGAGACGCTTGCAACGGTTCGCCAATATCCACGCCAAGCGTATCCAGTCCTTCCAGTCCGTAAGCAAGGTAGTGCGCTCGCTGCTTGCTTTCCCAGCGCGTATCCCAATCACCCTCGAACTGCCAGTATTTCTTTCCCAGCCTGCTATTGATAAGGCCGCTGGCCCGGATGGTGTATACGTGAGTTAGATCACCTCCCGGTTCTATTGGTAGTGCTCCGTTGTTAAGGTATTGCGCTTGCAGCCATTCTTTTGTCCTGTCGGCCGCCTCGCTCTCACCTATTGCATCCAATCCTTCATAACATGCCGAGGTATCAAATATCCTCACTTTCCCATCAACACCGTCAAACGAACCGTCCTCATGCTGAACACTTAGCAAATAATCTGCATACTGGCGCGCCAGGTCTTCTTCACTATATTTCAACAACGTTGGGATAAGATAGCCTGACACTTCGGGGTATAGTTGGCCGTTATGCCAATTCAGCACGCCGGACGGTGAGTGCTTCTTAATCCAACCTAAGACCTTCTCAATCATTTATCCCTTTCCAGTACGCAATGATAGCAGCTTAGATTCCAGCGGGCATGATGTACGGCGTTCTTAGGCATACTGAGATGAGGCTCGCCAACAAAGCGTAAACCGGCCTGTGCCACATTGCGATTGAATGACATCAAGTTCACCGTAGGATAAGGCTCTGCAATTCGCCAGGGTTCCCAAATGGCGTCCATCGTTATCACGATCTTCCCTTTTGGTTTCACCAGCCTGCGGAAGTTCTTTAGCGCCGCAAGCCTATCATCTGCTCGCAAGTCCTCAATCACCGATAGGCAGAATATCGCATCAAACGTGGACGTTTTGAAATAGTCCATTTCGCTGTTTGAAAAGTCCATTGGGATATAAAATAGGTTGCCATGCTCATTCTCAAGCCCTGTAACCCTGTTGTCTGCATCAATGGCATATACCTCTTTGCATTGCCGGGCAAGTTCGGGCGTGAACGGTCTACCCATCCATCCGCAACCCATGTCTGCCACTGTGTGCTTTTTATCCACGAACCGCAACGCCCAGGCATACTCATAAGGACGTGACCACCACTCACCGGGTAACGCCTTGCCTCCCAACGCCTTGACTGTTACATCGTCAAACCGGAAGTAGCCGTTATTTGAGACGCTCATCAACGCCCTCCCCGTACATCATTTCACGCCAACGCACACCATATCGCTTGCTTAGAATGTCACACATATTTGACCCGGCCCTTACATGCCTGTCTCCGGCTTTCATGTTCATTCGATCCATACTGTACCCAATGTCCGTTACCTTTTTCATTCGGACTCGCTCATCAACCCATAGCGTGCAATTCTGTTGTCTGGCCTTCCAGCAAGTCTCTAAGTCAATTCCCCAGCCATAGATTAGATTGCGGTCAAAGCGACCCAGCCTATCGAACCAATCGGACCTGTAAAGACTGGCAATGTTGTCGATCATCCAGGTCTCACGAGGTTCCCAACCGCCCCTTGTTATCAGATGATCCCATGAGGTTGTCGTGTCTCGTGATAGCGAGGGGTGAACGCCCACTGCGGACGGGTTTAGCTTTAGGAACTCGGCCATTGGCGTAAGCACGTCCGTATTATCAATAAACTCAGCCGAGGTTATCAGGAACCAGTAAGCGAAATATGGCGCTCCACTATAAGCCGCCAGAGCATCTGCATAATCAAGTCCAGCCATCCAGCCGTTTGTAGTTTGTACGTTCCATTTGAGCGCAAGCGTGGTGTTCTTTGCTGGCTTCGTTATGTCACTGCCGTTATCAACCAAAATAATGTCATGCTCCCAGGCCGTGTGCGCCTTGATATGCTCCGCAAGTGCATCCGCCCGCTCTGGCATATTGTAGTTAACGATAACGACTGCGACCTTATCCATCGCGCTCCACGATTCCCTTGCTGACAAGGTTCAATACGTGCATCTGTTTGCTGACAACCTCAGACAAAGCCTGTACAACGGCCTCCATGTAAGCATCTTCGTCTTTGACAGTCAGCCTGTTTTCATTTGCCACTCGCTCGGCAATATCGTCAATGTAAGTTTTATTCCGTGCCACTATTAGCCTCCTCTAAACTCGCCTCAATTTCACTCAATACAGGTTTCCAATACTTCTCTGTGATCTTGTCAGCATCGTATTTCAAGGCTTGAGAACGTGCCTGTTTGCGGTAGTCCTCATTGCCCTTCATGCGGTAAGCAGCTTCGTATTGCTCATAGATCGCTTCTACGCGGGGGATGTACTGATAAGCACCAACGCCCGTCCAAATCTTGTCCGCTCCGCTCTTAGGCACCTTCCAGCCGCTCATGCAAAGCTCACTCATTGAGGTCCAGTCACCCACAATTACTGGGCATCCGGCGGATTGCGCCTCGACTATTGGGATACCAAACCCCTCGCCCAAACTGACAAGCGTATGAACATCAAAGGCGTTATAGAGCAGGTTCATCTTATCTTCTGGGAAACCTACCAAATAATCATAATGCGGTGCAAACACAACGTCTTTGCCAACCACCAACCCAATATGATTGATATACTCCGGCAAGTTCACACCGCTATTACCAGCCTGGTCAGTGTGCAGATACATCCTAACGTCGTCATGTTTGTCGTGCAGCATTTTGAAGGCGTCCAGTTGTTGTGTGAACGCCTTGCGGCTTGGAGCGCCTTTGTTTGCGGCAACCATGCCAATTAGGAACGTATCGGTTGGGATTTCCAGTCTCTCACGGGCTTCTAATTGCCCTACTGGGTGAAATACATCAGTCTTGACACCATGCGGTACATAATAACAGTCCAGCCCGGCATCATTGACCATGCGCTCACCAAATCGACTAAACACGATCCGCTTATGCGCTTCTTCTACCTTGCGCTCTACCGCAATCGGTAGGGGTTCACTGTCTACGGGAAACCAGGGAACCCACTTGATAGGCGGGCGTATCATCAATGGATCGACCACCCAGGCATCCATTAGCGATATTACGACATCGGCTTGAAACCGTCTGGCATGAGCATCTACAATATCCATGCCGTAGGGGTGATTGTGCCGTGGGAACACAGAGATTCCGTTCCAGTCCAGCGTAGAGCCTTCAAGCCCGTAGAACGCCATAACGCCCAGAGAGTGTTCCTCAAGGGCGTTTATGCGGGGTGCAAAGATTTCCGTTTGATTGGCGTACCCGGTGTGCGCCCAGGGTGCGTTTGAAAGCCACAGTATCCTCATGCTTGTTACCTCCTGCCTCAATAAGGGGCTGGAAGGGGTGAGGCAGCCCTTTTCGGCGCATGCTGCCTATCCAGCCCCATGATGGTTACTATTTACCCATTAGATATTTGATAGTGATGCTACCGCGTGTTGGGACACCGTTATTTTCTTCGGCGTACGCTAAGTAAACCCACTCATCCGCATCAACAAAGCCGGATGAGATCGTGAACGGCTTTGGTACCAGGTCGGCCCACTCATCAGCGGACCCACCAAGCGTGTCGGTGATCGTGCCGTTGACTGCGGGAGTGCCAGCACTTGAGTATTTCAACAACGTCAGGGTGAACGATGTGCCACCAGCGGTGGCTGCGCCGTTTACGGCCTTTGCATCAACAATCGTAATTCCACCCCCGACCGCATCAGATGGAGCCTGAAACAGCGGAAAAGTGTCAGTTGCGGCAAAGTCACTCAACGGAATCTGTATAATGTTCACATTTGCAGACATATTAGTTATCCTTTCTAGCTCGACGGAGCCGTAATATCTGAGATGATCTGCACGCCATACTTGGCTTGCCAGACCCCGTGAGCATATAGCGCGCTCATGTTAAACTCGGCACCGCGCCGTGAAGCGTCGCGCTCTCCCTCAATCCGCATCTGCCGCCTTACGTCATAGGCTAGAGCAGAGCGGGGGAATACACCTCCGTAAGCGTCCGTACCAGAAACCATGCCGCTATTTGCGGTAACAAAGATGGCTGTGTTGGCAGCACGTCCACGATAGTAGTTTAGGGTGATGTCATTGGAGAATTGGGGTGCCTGCGCCAATGAAGTTGTGGCTGCAATTGAGGCCGCCTTAGCAATGTCAAACCATTGATATTCATGGAGAACCATAACTAGCGGAATGGTCTGATTTTTCATGGCCACACGACAACGGGAAATAGCCGCCATACAATGACCCCAAGTAAGGGTTGTGCCGGAAGCACCAATCGCGCCGCCAGTGAAGGACTGCATATCCCCTAAGAGATCGCCTTCAATTTTGTCGGCTGCCATAGCGCCCAAGTCTCGTGCGCCGTCGGTTACAATATTTTCGGGAAGCATGGATGCCGCCCGCTTATCGGTGATGAAGTACTGTTTACCGATTTCGATAGGGGTCAGCGTCGCCAACAGAGCAGGCTCAAAAGCCGTGCTGGTCAGGTCGTCGGATTCTCCAATTTCATCGGCTGAATTGTCGCTGTACTCGTACCCCTTGCGCTCATTGCCCCCGCCCATGTCCGTAAAGACGGTCACAAGCTGAGACATCAACGGCGTGGTACGGGCAATTAGCGTAGCGTCTTCCTGCATCGCATTAGCGATTGAAGACACCTCTGCATAAGTGTTTAGGGTTGCCATTTAGTAGCTCCTTGTCGGAGCGTCAAGCCTATCGCTTCGGAACGTGATAGTCGTATTTACGAAGTCTCTCAGACTCGGTTAACGTCTTACGCCCGTCGCCGGGATTAGCCGGATTCTGATAGCCTGACGCCTTTTTGATTAAATAGGGTTTGTTGTCGGCAAGCTCTGAAAGCAGTGGCTTGGCATTGGTGACATTACCGTTATCATCAGTCTCAATCTTTGATTGATCGAGGAAAGTGATAGCGTCGGACGGGTCCTGGAACTGTAACTCGGAGGCGATGTCCTTGATTCGCGATTCCCGCTTAATCCGGGCTTCACGCTCCTGTGCTTCTTTTGTTTGTCTCTTCCAGTTGTCCAAATCCTCTGTGAGACGCTGTATCTCAGATTTCTCGGCATCCTCTTTGTCTTTGATGACCTTAAGTTGCTTTTTAGCTTCTTCAATGGTCATACCAAGTTCGTCAACGATTGCCTTTTCCTTCTTAGATAGCCGTCCCGTTACAATGTCATTCAATTCCTGCTGTGTGAACGTCCGCTCCGATTCCGGTTGGCTACCCTGTCCGTCAGGTTTGGGAGTTTCGTTCGGTGTCTTGTCTGGTTCTGGCTGCTTGCCTTCGTCAATAGTGGTGTTAGTTTCGTCCGTCATTTCAGTATCCTCTTATCCCGGTTGAACCCTGCCGGTCAGGTAATAGAGGTTAATTATCTTCGTACAGGTTAATATCAATAGAGATAGCTTTATCGCCGCCACCTTTATTTACAACGTCAACAGAATAATTATGGCCGATGTCTATGATCCAACTGTGATCTGCGCTTTCACCGCCGCCGGACGCAAACCCCTTCTGCCCGCCAGCGATAAAAGCCTCTTCAATGATCGTGCCGCCTGACGTGTAGGTTGGGGAGTGATATATAGTAGCGTCAACAGTATTTGAATCATTGCGGTTATGATTGAATGCGGTCAAAGGCGTACCAACCGCCGTTCCCATGTTGACACTCTCGCGTAATCTAACATAAGCATCGCCACCTGCGGATATATCGTATGTCATACCCAGCGTTGTAGCGCCAGTATCTATCCATACCGTGGCCGTTCCGTTATCCGCAACGGCCTCAAAGATGTGTGATGCTGAGAACTGGTTGCCGTCCTCAACGCGCTGCGCACCGGAACTCATAGAGGTTACTTTGTAGCCGAACTCCCTACCTGCACGGGTAGGGAGTAACACAAGCGGCTCTCCCCCCAATTGCACTTGCCGTTTTCGGTCGTTTGCCGTCATTCACGCTCCTTATGGATAATCTATTGCCCTATTATTTTATCATAATGTATAAAGTTTGTCAAAGGGTTGTTATGCCTTTGTACAGTCATTGCACACCCATTCTTCGGTGTAATGGCCGCCTCTGGCATAAGCCACCCAATACCCGTTCTTGCGCCAGCGCAACTTACCGCAACGGTCACACCGCATCGGTATATGGTCGATAACCCAATACTTAACAGCTTGCCAGAAGTTACCGCCCATCTAATATATCTTTCAGGCTCTTTTCGCCCAGCATCTCACCGAACACCTCGTCCTGGTAGGGTCTGCTCATATCACCAATCCCAAAAGTGCCGTCTTGCCACTGCTGATACTTGCCCTTACCCATCATCTGACGCTGGACCTGTTCGCCTTGCTGGTTGAACCACTGCTCGCCGCTCTCAGTAACCAGAGCGTCAACACCCACCACCTTCGGGATACTGGTACAAAGTCCGTTATGGTGATCGTTTAGCACTTCGTCTGGTGTGTGAAAAGTGCCGTGCATATTGACACAGCTCATACAAGTCCGGCCAGGGTCTAATGCGGAATACCAAATCCAACCCTCTACTGCTTGCGGGTTAGTCATATAGCTCAGTCGGTTGGTTTCACGGTATGACCACGCCGTTACCGTGCGTGTTATTCTAAGACTATCAGACAATGGCGTACCAAATGCCCCACGAATGGCCCTGGCGGTTTCTGTGGCATTAAACCCGCTACCAATAGCATCTAGTATGGCACTTGTCACCAAATCCGCTCCGTAGCGTGAGAGGCCGTCTATGCGGTTCCATAGGGGGTATCCACGCCCTAGATACTCAATCAGCACCTGCATCGCATCTCTGGGTACCGCGAAATACTCAAGGCCGCCGCCTGTCTGTATATCAACTAACCGTTTCGTGTCCTGCTGTCCTTTGATGATTGCGCCGCTCTGTAAGTCCCTTGCCGTTGATAGCGTCAATGCGGAGAAACCGCCCAGCGCAATCAATACCTGCGATATGAGCTTCTGGTATCTATCGGATTGCTTGACCGTGCGCCTGGTATAATCGCCAGCCTCTACACCCTCGGAAAGCAGTTCGATCTCCGCTTGAATGTCCAAGTACATATTGCCGTAGACACGCGCCAGGCGCTTTGCCTCGGCCTGCCATGAGGACACAAGCCCTGCCCTTTGCCGTCGTGCGGCTTCCTGTACAATTTCAGCAAGGGTAGGCATTAGAGATTGCCGCCCGTCTCAAATAGTCTCAGGATTTCTTCACCCACGCTGCCCTCTGCAGCCTTTTCGTCAGCCATGCGTTCACCCTCAACAGACCAGTCATAGCCGCGCTTTTTGCTGGCGGTTTGTCTGCTGACCAAGCCAAGTTCCATGTCATTCTTGATGGCAAGCGTTTCTTCCTGCTCATTGGTCGGCAACGGGTCAGGCCAGACGATGTTGATAGGCTTTGCTGAGTCGGCATAGACATCGGCCATAACCATCATGTTTCGGGATAGTTCGACAATCGCCGCACCGTACAAATCCCGTTTATCGTGGTTCTTAGCAAGCGCATCTTGATACAGCACCCTTACCGCAAAGTTGGTAAGTTGTCCCAGCTTATCTCTGACACCGTTCACGTCAACCGCGTGCATCAGTGAGTACAGTTCTTTCGTGAGATACTGAACCCATTCACGGCTTCCGGTTAGCTCGCTTGACATCTCGGCACTGCCAACCTCTGCACCTGTGGGCAGCTTGAGAAAGTCCTCTGGCCCCCACTCCATTTTGCCAAGCTGACCGGACGCAAACCCTGTACCGTACCAGCGGGGATGTGCGTTTAGGCGGATGATCTTATTGATATTGGACGCTACATAGTTAATCTTGTCCTGCAACCGGATAATGTCATCGGTAATATCAGGCGTGCCGATAACGCCCTTGACGCTCGGCAGGTTTTGCCAGTGAACAATCGGAGGAAAATCATAATCCCATGTTTGTGGATTCGTGACACCCTCACCTGTGACAAGTTCATATTTGTCGCTTCCAGGCTCGGTCTTGTAGTCCTCAATTATCCACTGCTCATCCTCTAGCTTGAAAACTTGCTTAAACCGAATCGGCTTGCCGCTTTCGGGATCGTCGGTCTCGTACTCGTAAACATAGCGGACCACCCTCTCATAATCCGAAGGCTCGGTAAATACCTCCATGAACATCGGGTCCATAGCCACCATGCGGGGGTATAGCCTGCCGTCAATGTCTTCTCTGCCCTCTGGCATGAGCTTGACGTAGCAGATACCGCTATCTGCGCCCATCATCCCAAGACGCTTCAAAAGTATCTCGCCGCCGTTCAACTGCCAGGCGGTGTCAAGCCAGTCCTGTAAGTCGTCGTCGTCGTCAATGCCGCCCAAATCAACCTTGATACTCTCGCCAAACAGCATAGATAGCGATTGATCTACCGCCTTACCCACGTTGTTTAGGATAACATTATCGTCGGACTGGCTTAGTTTGACTTTGAGTGACTGCCTCTGCATACCGTCACGGTACGCCCTGCGCTCGGCAATCCCCGACATACGCTCACGCTGCGCCTGTGACAGTAGAGTATTAGACAGGTTCCCGAAGAACCACTCCTGCATTTTGTTTAAGAACGGATCCCAAATAGGCATACGATTTATCCTTTAGTCTGTAAATATGAACGGATTATGTACAATTTCCATCATGTGGTTCTGGCACTCAACCATCAACGCCCTGGCGATCACGGTGTCATCGTGCATCCCCTCTGGTGCACTATACTTACTCCGGTTGGTGTACGGGTTCACCACCTGCTCGTATGCCTCAAGTTCGCCCGTCCAAATCGGATCGCTTTGAAATTGCCACTCCTCTTGTTCTAGCGCTAATGCTAAATTTTCAATCAGCTTGGGCTTGCTAGATGATGTTGTATTGAAACCCATCACCGGCAAGCCGTCTCGCTGTAACTCCTCGAGGTTTGGCACGCCAATGCTGTTCATTTCGACCAGCACCGTTCCTGCGTGCCACTTATCTACCAATGATTTCAAGCGCTCCCTCTGGAAGTGATAATCAATCTGATTGTATCTGTCCCTTGCCAACTCCTGATGACAGTCCAGGCAGCCAACACTAATTGCGGTGTAATCGAATTGTTTAGCCCAGTCCACCCCAGCCACGATCCGGTGGCCTTTGTGATCCTCTGGTGTGGTCTGTGGGGCATTCATGCAAGCGGTAATGTTACGGAATACTGCGCCTTCGCCTTCAAGGAACTCGGCCATAATCTCTTGCTTATAAGCGGATTGCGTCATGTCCTTTGTAATCTCGTCAAGTGCTTGTTTGCTCAA